TTTCAGAGGGAAGCTATGTGCCGCCCCGGCCAAAGCTCAAGACGATCTATGACGACAGCAGCCAGAAGCAGCGGGAGCTGAAGATTGTGCCGTTCTGGCCGGACGGCATTGTCCATCGCCTGATCGTCGAAGTCATGAAGCCGGTCCTGATGCGAGGAATGCACCCATACAGCTGCGCGTCCATTCCGGGGCGGGGCGGCGCCAGGATACGCAAGTACCTTGCTCACGCCATGAGCTGCGACCCCAAAGGGACCAGATATGCCTGCGAGATGGACATCCGACACTTTTACCCGAGCGTCCCAATCCGGAGACTCATCCGCACCATTGGCCGCAAAATCAAGGACAAGCGGTTTCTTCGGCTCATCTGGGCCATTCTCAAGAGCTGCGGGCAGGGGCTGGCTATCGGATACTACATCTGTCAATGGCTAGCAAACTTTTATCTGGAAAAACTCGACTGGATGTTAGCTAGGATGCCAGGTGTGAAATATTACACTCGGTACATGGACAACATCACAATGCTCGGGCCAAATAAACGGATGCTGCACAGGGCGCGGGTTGCGGCTGAGAAATTTTTACGAGACGAACTCGGACTTGCGGTGAAAGAGAATTGGCAAGTGTATCGCACGGCCGTTGCCCGAAAAGCGAAAGGTCGCCCCCGGGCGGTGTCTGCGGTCGGATTCCGGTTTTGGCATGGATTTACTACGTTGCGGCGAAGAAATTTTTTGCGGATGCTGCGGCAGGCCAGACGGATACAGAAAAAGCAGAAAATGGGTATTCCTGTATCCGTGCAGCAGGCGGCGGGATTTCTTTCTCGTGCAGGGCAGTTGAATCACTGTAACAGTTTCCGAGTAAAGGAAAAGTATATACGAAGCATCAAAATCAAGCGTCTGAAAGAGGTGATACGAAATGAAAGTAAGAGGCAGTGCAAAGCCGGATGGGCTTTGTATGGTAGAACGCCACCCGCAACGGCCTGAAATCGCCATTGTGAGGCTCTTTGCCAACCCGACCGAATACGAGCAGCTTCAGCAGGAAGCGACCGTAACAGGGTGGGAGTACGAAGAATATCTGCTGGAAGTGCCGTATTATGACGGCCTTGTAGCCGATGTGAATGCTGCGTATGAAGGCTGGCTCGCGCAGGCAAAAGCTGCGGAGGATGCAAAGGATCCCATGGCCAAGCTGATGGCCGCACAGGATAGCACAGATACCCTTGTGGTGGATCAAGAATATCGCCTGACTTTGCTGGAGTTGGGGATGACGGCGGAAGCAGAATGATGAGGTAGAACGATGGAACTGTATGAAGTGTGCGCTCGGATGATTGAGCGCGGCAAAACTAAGGGACTGCGCAAGAAGCTGGACGTGTTTTATGCCAGTGGCCGGTTGAGCGAGGAAAAGTATAAGAAGCTCTGCCAGATGCTTGGTGAATGAGGCTGCGAGAAGGTGCTGCATAGTTTTGAGCCGAGAACAAAAACTCGAAGCTCTGCTGGCATCGGCGGTTCGTCTGTTAGATGAATGGGAAGATATCTCTGTTGAGACAGGCGAAGAACCGGAAGGATATGGTGAGCAGAGAGCAATCCTGCAAGCCGAGTATGATGCCATAAGACGTTGAGAGAAGCCGTGCTGGTGGTCAGCACGGCTTTTTTGTTTGAAATGGAGGTGGATTTGTTGATTTCTCCTTATAAAGGCACATTCAGGGTATCGCAGGCGTATCGCAACCTGCGGGCGAATGGAACGTACCACCAAGGGTATGATCTGGTAGGTATTAGCGACAAGAACATCTATTGCCCGATTTATGGCACGGTTGTTCGTGCCGGCTGGGAATGCGCGACACTCCCGAAGAAAGGCTTCGGCCGGCGTGTTGTGGTCCGGATCGGCACGACTGCCTACTATATGTATTTTGGGCACCTGTCCAAAATCAGCGTGACCGCAGGCCAGAAGTTGAAGCCGGGCGACCTTATCGGTGTCGAGGGAAGCACGGGCCACAGTACTGGAAGCCACCTGCACTGGGAAATTCGCATCAATGACATTAAGACGGGCTATGTGTCGGTGTATCATTATGCAGGAATCCCCAACATGCCTGGTTTGGCAGCGTATACGTCTAACTGGGAGGCTGAAATCTTCGGCCCCGGAAATCTGAAGAAATCGACCAGCGGTTATCCGCAGCGGCTATACAATGCCGCGCTTCAAGGAGCGCTGGGAATCAACCAAGACGGCATCTTCGGTGCAAACACTGAAAAGGCCGTCAAGGCGTTCCAAGCAGCGCACAATCTGACTGCGGACGGCATCGTTGGAACGCAGACAAAGGCGGCGCTTTCTAAGCTGCTTTGAGAAAGGGGATAAGGTATGAACACTGCTACTATCATTACGGTTGCTATTATGGCTGTGGCGTTGGTCGTTGTTGCGGCCTGCATGATTCGTCTGGGATACAAGGCCCTGCTGGCCGAATGGGCGATTGAGGCCATCACCAAGGCCGAAAAAGAGTTCGTTGGCACCAAGCTGGGCGAAGCCCGTTTGGCGGTTGTCGTGTCGTGGCTGCGCGCAAAGGTTCCTGCTCCTTTGCGTTTTCTGGTCACGGATAGCCTGATTCAGAAAGTGGTGCAGGTGACCTTTAATGCAGCCAAGGCAGGGCTGGAGGTGCTGAAGGATGCTTAAATGGTGCGTGGAATGGCTCTTAGACCGTCTCCCCGTCACGAGATGGATCGAATTGCTGACACTCACCGACGACTGAAAGGAGGATACAGGTGCTTGCAGGAACAGCCGAAGTGTTTACTGTCACCGTTCCGGCGTGGCTCTTGGCGGCGCTGGCGTTTTTAGGAACTGTTTTGGGCGGCGCGATTTCCTTTGCCGTAAATCAGCTTCTTATCAAGGGCGCGGCGGACCGTGCGGCCAAGAAGCGCGAAAAGGAAGATGAACAACGTCGTGAACGGTATATTTTGCAGATGGACAGCCGCAAGGCTACATTCGACCTGCTATCCTGCATTTGTGCCGGCATTGAGCGGATGGAAACGGAAACTGGGCAGATTTACTGGGACGGAGAGCTGAAACGCTGTCTCTCCCATTTGGAAGGCGTGGATGAACGGTACAGAGAATCAGACCAGCGGCAGCTTGCTGAACTGAATACTCGGAACAAATGACAACACCCCCGTCACCTGTCAGATGAAAAGTCGAAACAGGTGACGGGGGCGTTTTTTTGCTTTTCTGCAATAAAGAATCACAAAATTCGTGATAATCTAACAA